GAATATTACTGAATCTAATATTCAGGTAGATTGGACTGTTGCTTCCGATAAACGAGACAAAACCGATGTTAATGATTTGGATTTAGGTTTAGAGTTTCTTAATAAGTTGAGTCCGATTACTTACAAATGGGATAAACGTGCAAAATATATAGATAAAAATGATGAAGATGCAGATTTAGATAATGCCACGCCAGACGGAACACACAAAGAAGATTGGCTTGATATTGGGTTTTTAGCTCAAGATGTAGAAGCGATAGAAGCTGAATATGGTTACAAAATAGCAGACAAAACTAATCTTACAACATCATGTACTGGCGATGGCAAACAGTATGGTATTCAGTATTCTAAGTTTGTACCTATGTTAGTAAAAGCAGTACAAGAATTAACTGCAAAAGTGGAAGCATTAGAAAACGCATAATAAAATGATTATTAGAAGGTGCAGTCAGGGACATAGAGTACGATTACATCGTAATACTACTCCAGATGCGACAAGAGTAAAGACTTATCCAGATGGAGCAGTAGAGACTTTGACTTATCCTTCAGCGCAGTATGACTACTTTGTAGAAGTAGATGGTACTGTAGTTAAGCGCTCAGACAGCTTTGAAACAATAGAAGAATACTTTGTGTCAGAATGTGCTAAGAAGCACGGTGATGGACATGGCAGGTTGTTGATTGGTAAGCATCATGTAATCAATGGTGTTGCTACAACACAGGCAGATTATCCTACTGACTCAAATACTAAATCAGAGATAAAGGTTTTCTTTGATAACAGGAGTATCGCTTACAGTGATAGTGATACTAAATCAGTGCTGCTAGACAATATACGTATTGATACTAGTAGCATAAAACACATAAGGAGATAGACAAATGGCTAAAAAGAAAAAAGACGAGCCTACAGTAAATATCGATGGGCAAGAGTATAAAGTAGATGACCTAAAACCTGAACAGATTGATATGGTGAACCATGTTGCAGACTTAGATAATAAGCTACGTAGTGCACAGTTCAATGTAGCTCAGTTGCAGGGTGGAAGAGAGCATTTCTTTGGGATGCTTAAAGGAAGTTTAGACGTTGCCGAAGAAGCTGCTTAACAATGAAGAATGAATCAATTATCGAAATCAAAGTTCAGTCGCATCACTGCGGATGTGGGGGTGTCAACTGTAGGAACGATAATTGTGCTAATGATGTTTCGCTACGGCGATATACGGTCAGCACTTCTTACCCTACTGATATTCGGTATATTCAAGAAGATGCTGGTGGGACTAGTAAGGCAGTGGCTTAATGATAGAAGATAAAAATGAAATGGACGATATTCCTAATACTAGCACTAACTGCAGGTTGTTCTCAGATAGGTACTTCATCTGGAGCAATGATCTTACAAGATGATAGCGGCTCATATCATAGGTATATCCTAAGTGAATCATATTATGAAGGCCAGGTAGTAATAGAGTCATATTGTCTCAGCCATGAGACTTATGAGACTATAATAATAGGTAGAGGCTATGAATGGATTGAACAAAAGAGAAACTAATGGATAAGATATGGATAGAGTACGGATTCACAGGCCTTTCAGCTGTTATTCTTGGTATTCTCATTACATTCCTCACTAAAACGCTTATGGGCAAACTGAAAGGTATTAACGAGAAAGTAATCGCCCTAATAAATCGCTGGAATCGCAGTGATGAGGCAAGAGACAGACGGCACGAACAATTGATTCAAGAGATAAATGATATGACAGATGACATTAACTATATCAAAGGTAAATTAAATAGTGGTAAATGAAGGTGAATGGAAACGAAAGAAAAGAATTACACACAATTTTGGATGTTCTTGCGGAGCATCGAAAAGAGCGTGAGGAATTAGCGATTGATGTTAAGGATATTAAGGTTTGTCTGATGGGGGACCCTCAGAAGCACGAAGATTTAGGCTTACAGGGTGCGGTAGAGAGAAATACTCACTTCCGAAAGTCAACCTTCAAGGTAATGTGGTTAATGGTGGCAGGGATAGTCAGCACGGCTTTCTTTGCGATTAAAAGTAATTTCAAATAGGAGATAATAAATGTACTTAGTACTTAAAGCAATAAGAAAGTATGTAGGTGGTAAATCTGAAGTTGGTATTATAGCTGGTGCAGGATTTACGCTTAGCTATGCATTTGGTTGGTGGCCTAATGACTACGAAATGCTCAAAGGTATTTGGGCTGTTATTGGAGCATTGACTGGCGTAGCATTTGCTGGTAGAATTGAGAACCAAGCGGGCGTAATTAATGCACTTAAATCTCTATTTACCTCACTTAAGAAGAAGAAGAAGTAATGATTAAATTCAAGTACGACGAGCTGAAGGAACAGTTTGATGTGTTAGATGACAGATTACAGGTTATATGCTATGCTCTGAGCGGATATATAGCACAGGAAATGGATAAAGATTTAGTCATTACTAGTGCCTATCGTGGCGATAATAAGCTCTCTACGCATATGTATTACCGCGCCTTTGATTTCAGGGTTCAGCCGTCAGGCGGTGAGTCTATCTATACCCCAGAGGAAGTCGAGAAGATTAAGCGGTTCTGCGAGCATTTTATCTATAGCTCTAACCCTAAGAAGTACAAATACAAGACTCTAAAGGTACACGGACCAGCAATTCACGGGCACATTCAGGTGAACGGTGAAGGAGTGACTGAAATTGCCTAAGCAGATGCTAACACTCAACTCCTTTCGTGGGATTAATACATATAAAGACCCTAGGGATATTGGCAATGACGAGCTTTCTGGCTGTCAAAATATTATGTGCGATCAAGATGGTGCGATAAGAAGTATTGGTGCTGAGGCAACGCACGGAGATGTTCCTGCTAATGTGGCAGTACTTACCGCCGGGCATGGGCTATTTTATTTTGCATCAGACCATAAGAAGGATGTTACTGCTACTATAACAGCAACATTTAATGATGCTGACCCGGCATTTAGTTCGGTATCAAAGCCGGCAAACGGCAGTTTTATATCAGATGGCTTTGTTGTGGGTATGGTGATTGCTATTTCTGGGGCATCTAATTCTGGGAATAATGGATATTTTACCATCCTAATTGTAGAAACTGATAAACTTACTATTACACAAAAGGCTGAGTTTACAGATGAGTCTGGCACGGCTGATGTTGTTATTAAGGGCGTGGATGATTCTGGAGAAGATTGGCTTGCAATGGTTGATGCTACGAATGCAGAGGTTGATTTATACGACAAAACAAGTGATTCATGGTCTGCAACTGCCATTAATATGGAATCTGTTGCTAGCGGTAATGGAACGGCGGGTGTAGAGGGTGTGTTTTATTTTGTAGATGAAGCATTAAGAGTGTCAGACGGTAATTTCGGGGACCTTAATAGAACTAAATGGTATGGGTATATAAAGCGTACACATTTTCAAGGTGCAGGTGGTTCAAGAGATACATATACAGGGTGGTTTGAAAATACTAATACATTAGATGCGCCAACAGAACTTGTAATTCATGCCAGCGATTATCCAAGTGCCGGTACAGGATTTCAAATTAAAGTAGATGATGCGACCACCGGCGGTGACTGGCTAAATAAAACATATCAAATTGCGAGTAGTTTTATCTACGATGGCGCACAGGAGTCTTTATTGTATGTGCCTACATCTAATAATACATTTTCGCCTGATGATGGAGATAAACTTGATTTGGACGTTAGAGCAACATCTGCATTTGACGAAAGAATAAGTGGTGCAAGAATATATGTAAGGGAAGATAGTACTGATGAGCCTTGGACTCTATTGCTTGATATAAGTATGCGAGATGGTGCGAGAGCTAAGCCTGATGGTGACTATACGGCTTGGGCCAGCAGTACAGCCGTACGAGTTTATTCAAATACAGTTATGAGTGCATCTCCAAATATTGAAACATATGAGATACTAAATGGATTTTCTAATGACGAGGCATCTATTTCTATTGGCGGTGCCGCCGAAGGATACAAGACCGCTATAGTTGCCAATAGGCGTGTGTTTGTTGCTAATGTTAGAACAAAAAATAAATTTGGTGAAGTAATTCATATGGGTGATAGGATTATGTATTCTCCTGCTAATAGATTTGATACTTTCCCGCGCAGTTATTTTATTGATGTTATAAGGGGTGATGCGGAGGAATATGTTAAACTGGAGGAGTATGCTGATAGGCTTTTTGCATTTAAGCAACGTACATTGTTTATTATTAATATTTCTTCTCCATCGCCAGGCAACTGGTTTCTTGAGGCTACCCATAAATATATGGGCGTTAAGCTACCATCGGCGGTATTCAAGACTGAATTTGGAATAGTGTGGATTAATGAGAGCGGATGCTATCTTTTTGATGGTAGCAATATAGTAAATTTAATTGATGGAAAAATTAGGGATTCTGATACGAAAGCAAATTTGGGTTTATATAATGAGACTTGGAGCGAATTCATAACGGATAGTTCTATGGTTGGGTACCTTCCCAAGGATAAGCAGATTGTTGTTCTAAGAGATAGTTCTGCATCTAGCGATGGTGATGTATATATTTATGATGTTAGAACCAAATCGTGGACATATGGTGATGCTATATTTACAGACGACAAAATTCAAACTAATTTTATCATAGACTACAATAAGGATTTAGTTTGTGCACATACGTCAGGTACTGGCACTGTAGTTAAGTATAATAATAATTCATCTGAAGTAGGTAATATTGAAATTGTAACAAAAGATATTGATTTTGGGGATGTCGGACGTATTAAAAAGGTATATAAGGTTTATACGACATACAAAAAGACAGATTCTGGGAATGAAGCAGATGATATGTATTGGGCTATAGATGGTAATACATCGTTTAGCAATAGCGGGCTTACTGGCACATGGACTGGCGGTACGTCTAATTGGGATGTAGCTGTCCATTCTTTTGCTACCCCAAAAGAATGTCAGAGTATTCGCTTTAAGTTAGACCCAGCTACAGATGCTAAAATGTTCTTTAATGATATATCCATTGAATATAGACCAATTTATAAGAGAGTTAGCTAATGCCATCAAGACAGGAAAGATTATTACGTGCAACGAGTAAGAAAGATACTTCTTTTATTCGCAGTGCACCAAATCTAAGTGAAGGTGAAGATGTATTTGCCCTTTTTGGTGGAAACCCACTGAGATATTATGTTAAGCTTGGTGGTATAGATTGGTACATGGAGCTTACAGAAGACGGTAATAAGCATGTTAAGAAATCGTTAGACGTTGGTCATAATTTATCTGTTGGTCGTATGTTTACAGCACCTGGTCAGACGGCATTCCTCGCTTACAATAGTTCCAGTGATGCGAATATTGCTATCGACGGTTGGGTAACAATTGATTTCGATACTGAGGTGTTTGATCGTACTCATAATTTCGCATCAGATACATTTACAGCACCAAAGAATGGATTATATTTGCTTTCTACTAATGTTACTCTTGAGGAATTAGATGCAGCAGCAACGCGATATAGGGCAAGAATTAGCACATCAAATAGGTATTATGTAAGTTATATAGACCCAAATTATTCTGCCGATTTGAATTACTATACATTTAGTATAACCGCTGTGGCAGATATGGATAAGGGTGATACTGCCAGCGTTGAAGTATATCAAACCAGTGGGACGCAACAAACAGATGTGACCGGTGGGTCATGGTTGAATACATATTTTTGTGGATGGTTTTTAGGATAAAGGAGATATATTATGCCACCTGAATTAATGCAATTTTTAGACACTATGAGAACGAGGCTTGGCTTAGGTCAAACTGCATTCAAAAGAGGTCAGACACAAGCTACAGGAGAGCTTGAAAGGTTTTTGACTGGGTTAGATG